CAAAAATATTGGAAAAAAATGTTGTAAAATTCATTTTTTTTTCGTACTTTTGTAAAACTTTTATAATTATATATACATTGATAAACTATAAAAGTATTAAACCACATAAAACTCTAAAACTTAAAAACTATGATTAATCTTGATGCAATCAGAGGTAGACTGAACAAACTACAAAACTCTCAAAAGAAAACCGTTGAACTTTGGAAGCCTGAACCCGGCAAATATCAAGTTCGGTTAGTCCCTTACAAATTCAATAAAGAAAATCCGTTTATTGAACTTTATTTCCACTACGGTATCAACAACAAAACGTATCTTTCTCCAATGTCATTCGGCCGCCCCGACCCAATTGTTGAGTTTGCTGAAAAACTTAAACGTATGGGTGATAAGGAAGATTGGAAAGCTGCCAAAAAAATGGAGCCGAAATTGCGTACCTTCGTACCTGTATTGGTAAGGGGTGAAGAAGGTGAAGGTGTTCGTTTTTGGGGATTTGGTAAGACTGTATACCAAGATATTCTTGGATATATCGCCGATCCTGATTATGGTGATATAACCGACCCAAAGACTGGTCGTGATATTACTGTGGAGATTGTATCCGCTGAAGATAGTGGAACATCGTTCCCTGTAACTACAATTCGTGTAAAACCCAAAGAAACCTTACTTTCGGATAATACCGAACAGATGACTAAATTCTTGGAAAGTCAGAAGGAAATCACCGAATTGTATCAAGAACTTACATACCCTGAACTGAAAAAGGTTTTGGAAGGTTGGTTGAATCCGGATTCTGATAGCGATGGTGATACGGCTCCTGATGCAACGGCACCAACTGCCTCAAATACTGAAAAGGTGGTTAGCACTACTGAAAATACTATGTCTGGTGCTAAAAATATCGATGCGGTATCCAACGCATTTGATGAACTTTTTAACAATTAAGTTTTAATTTATGGCAAAGAAGGAGGTTGATTTGGCCGAAGTGTTGGCTGAAGAACTCAACAAGCAGACTAAAGATCAGAAAGTTGCATATTTTCTTGATTCTGATGCAGCGGCTACGAATGTAGATCATTGGATATCCACCGGTGCTACTATGCTCGATTTGGCAATATCAAATCGTCCAAACGGTGGTATTCCAGTGGGTCGTATAGTAGAGATTACTGGTTTAGAGCAGTCAGGAAAATCTTTGGTATCGGCTCATTTATTGGCTGAAACGCAGAAATTGGGGGGTGTAGCGGTTCTCATCGATACTGAAACAGCAGTGAGCCGTGAATTTCTTGAAGCAATTGGTGTTGATGTATCTAAAATGTTGTATGTATCAGCTGATACTGTTGAACAATGTTTTGAGTATACGGAAACTATTATAGAAAAGGTACGTAATACTTCTAAAAACAAACTTGTTACCATTGTGGTGGACTCGGTTGCGGCCGCCTCCACTGCTAAGGAATTGGAAGCCGACTATGGAAAGGATGGTTACGCTACCGATAAAGCTATAATCATATCCAAGGCAATGCGGAAGATTACCAATATAATTGGTCGTGAAAAGATAGCATTGGTATTTACAAACCAATTACGTCAAAAAATGAATGCTATGGCATTTGCAGACCCTTGGTGTGTAGATCCATTTACTACCAAAGTAAAAATCAAATACGATGAAAATTCCCCATTTTATGAGGAATATCACACTAAACTTATGAAAATAATACAGGAGGATAACTATGATAAAAAATGAAGTAACATTAGATCAACTTGCTAGATTATTTGAAATGGATTATAGTAATCCCGAAACCTTTGATATTGAGGGGATGGGGTTGCATGTACAATCCGAATCGGATGTTGGCGAGGTTTATAAAGAAATTACTAATTTTTTAGTGAAACCGAAAGTAACCGAGTTTTATCAATTAGGTGGATTAACCGGAACTGGTAATCATAGAGTTGATTACAATGGTTCGTTCATTCATCTAAAAGATCATCCGGATGCGGTTTTAGTAAAAGGTGAAATGAATGTAGTAGACATTTCAGTAGATGATACTGAATGCTATTGGGCAAATGGTCAGTTGAACCATAATACAACAAGTGGTGGTATAACTAAATAAGCTTTGCTTCCACTATAAAAAATTCGGTGAATTGCTGGAAACTCCTTAGAGATTTTATACTACAGCATAATCGGTAACGATAAGTGCGAATGTTTGAAAAATAAAATATTGGACAATCAGCAGCCAAACATCTTAGTGATGAGATGGAGGTTCAGAGACTAGTATGATTAATCTTTTTTTGGAATTTAATTGAAATTGGGTAAAGATTTCACATTCCATTATATTTATATATAGAATAATTAAGATAAAAATACCATGAGTGCCGAATATCAAACTAATTTATTACGATGTGAAGTGTGTGGAAAATATTATAAATCCATAACAAATTCACATTTACGTGACAAACACAATATAACAACAATCGAATATAAAGCGTTATATCCGAATTCTGATATGATTGCCGATTCTCACAAACGTAAATTATCCGATTGGGTAAATTCCGATGAGAATAAACAACATATTAGAAACCTTCAAAAAAATGTTATCAATAACCCAAAACGATTGCATAATTTGATTAAAACTATTAAAAGTGATGGATATCGGGTGAAAATGAGTAATGTTATGAGTGAATATGTTAGAAATAATCCAGAAAAATGTTCAACCATGCTTACCTCACCAAAAGGTGTGAATCATATTCATTATAAAAAATCAAATTGGCAACGTTGGTGTGACAAGTATGGTGAGGATATTGCTAATATTAAACTCGAAGAGTGGAAAATTAAAAATAGATTGCCCGGTGGAAGTAGAGATACTAAAATTGAAAAATTCATAAAAATGGTATTGGATAAATGTAATATACACTATATACCTCAATATAGTATTTGTGAATTTTATGTTGATGTATATATACCCAAATATAATTTGATTATCGAAGCTGACGGTGATTATTGGCACGCAAACCCCAAAAAGTACAAAGCCGATGATATAATTAAATATCCTGGAAATCGAATTGTAACTGCACATGAAATATGGGATGCTGATATAAAACGACAATCTAAAATTGAATCATTTGGATATAACGTAATTAGGATATTTGAATCCGATGTGAATGAATCGTATGTGTTAAATTGTGTAAATAAGTTTGATAAAGATATAGTCCGAACTTATGGGAAACCATAAGATGTATAACTTAAATGGTTATACGATAACAAAATGAAAGCATTGGCTTTTCACGCATCAGTTAGGCTTAGGTTGAAAAATATGGGAACTATCAAAGCAAAAGTTAAAGGTCAAGAACAAGTTGTTGGTATTAAAGTACGGGCGCAGGTTATAAAGAATCGAATGGGCCCACCATTGAGATCCGCTGATTTCGATATATTCTTTGACCGTGGTATCGATAACTATGGCGCTTGGATAAGTGCTATGAAAGATTATGGTATCATAAAGCAGGGTGGTGCGTGGTATACGTATGTGAATGAAACTACAGGTGAGGAGATAAAATTTCAATCAAAAGATTTTGAAGATATATTGACATCACACCCCGATATGAGAGATGATGTGTATAGCAAGATATGCGATGCAACAATATCACAATATAAGAGCAATCAGATAGCAGAAGACGAGTTATCGGTTGGTACTTTGTTGGATGAGTAAAAATAAGTTTTGAATATGAAAGAACTCTATAAAAAGTTACTAAATGAAGTTGAGGTGGAACATACTCAAACACAAAATCGATTAAGAAACGATAGGGTTCTAATAATCGATGGACTGAACACATTTATAAGATTATGGACTCAAAATCCTACAATGAATGAGGATGGTGAACATGTTGGTGGTGTGGTTGGTACATTAAATTCAATAGGTTACATGATACGTCAATTCAGTCCTACCCGAGCTATTATAGTATTTGATGGCAAGGGTGGGAGTGATGGACGTAAAAAAATTTTTGATGGTTATAAATCTGAAAGGGGTAAAAACCGATTCCGAGTCAATCGTCAATATCCGGATATGCTGAATGAAGAGGAGGAGCATATATCGATGAAACGGCAGTTTGTATGGTTGGCTGATTTGTTGGATGAATTACCTATAACAACAATGGTATATGATGGTATTGAAGCCGATGATGTAATTGCATATATGGCTAAATACAACCGAGAGCATGGTAATCAAACAATAATTGTATCAACCGATAAGGATTTCTTACAGTTGGTTGATGATAATACTACCATATATTCACCAACCCATAAGATATTATACAACAAAGAAGCTGTATACCAAAAATACGGATTATATCCGCAAAATCTATTACTATTCAGAACATTGGATGGCGACAGTTCGGATAACATTCCTGGCGTTAAGGGGTGCGGTATAAAAACGGTATTGAAACGTTTTCCTGAACTATCTAATGATGTTGCATTTTCATTTGATGAATTATATCATCAATGTAAATCAGCTACGATAAAATCAAAGATATATGATGATATTCTATCTAATTGGGATGATGTGATGCGAAATCAAAAATTGATGCAGTTATCAGATCCGCAAATACCTACGTCATACGCATTGAAGATTTTGGGCAGATTTGATGAACCAAACAAAACTTTTGATAAAATGCGTTTCATTAAAACAGCTATGAAGTATAAAATACTTCAAAATTGGAAAGATGTTAATGGGTGGCTTAATTCTACATTTACTAATATTATTTGCAAAT